ATAGGAAAGAAAAAATGATTAAACTTGAATTGACCGTAGAGGAAGCAAATACTATTCTTCGTGTGCTAGGTAAGCACCCATTTGAGGATGTTGTGTTACTCATTAACAAAATTAAACAGCAGGGTGAGCCACAGGTTGCTGCGATTGCAGAAGCTGAGGCAAAAGAGGCTCCTGCGGAGACTAAGTAATACTGAGGGTGATGCCTTAACACATCCGTGCGAGTCAACGGTTAGCTCGTTCCAATACCGCTCAAGGTGGACTTGCCTCTGGCTCCCCTCCGATCTGCGAGATTTCGAAGAAAGGAGAAGCATATGTGGACAAAACCTGTAGCAACAGAAATGCGTTTTGGCTTTGAAGTTACGATGTACGTAATGAATAAGTAGTAAAGAATTTGATGTGTGATTACTTTCATCGTACGTAAGGAGGTGATCCAGTTCTTGTTTCGTGTTTTTAACCCAAGTTCGTAACGACATCAAATCTGGTTGGTAGTCCAGTCAAAACTACCACCCCAATTTTCCCACTACCTTGGGAACCGTTTGACGCTACGGTATAAGGCGTTAAACCAGCAGCCTTGGCTCTGGCTAAACAAACCAAGGATTCCCATGCCTTCGGGGTGGTGTATAACTAAAACTCGCTTAATAGGAGAAACTAAATGCTAATGTACGCAAACATGGCTATTGATGCCATTCAAAATGCCAAATCATCTTGGCTCTCGACATTCGTCAAAGACGAAACTGTCAAAACTCCCCTACAAAATTTCGTAGACGCACAAACTGCTTTCACTAAGCAAGTCGCTAAGACTGCTTGGGAAGTAACTGGTGCAGCAGCGGAAGCTACTGTGGATAAAATGTTCACAAAGAGTAAAGGAGAGTAATATGACATATCTAAAACCATTTCAGGATTCTTTCAAAGACTTTGATAAGTTCTATGTTGGCTTTGATGACGTCTTAAATCGCATGACTAAAATTCATGACGAAGTTGCAAAGAACATCCCAAATTACCCTCCATACAACATCAAGAAAACTGACGAGAATACCTACGTCATCGAGATGGCTGTTGCTGGATTCGGTAAAACAGATATCACAATCGAAACTGAAGGTGACAAACTTGTCATCAAAGGTAACACCGATGCCAAAGAAGAAGAAACTAATATTCTATTCCAAGGCTTGGCGTTCCGTCCATTCACTCGCATGTTTACACTCAATGATCAAGTTGAGGTAAAGAATGCTGAGATGATCAATGGACTATTAAAAGTCTCTCTAGAACGTATCATTCCAGAGGACAAAAAGCCTAAAAAAATCGAAATCGCTTAATGTGACAACGATTTAATAAACTAAGAGAAAACCCTACCTTTCACAAGAAGGTAGGGTTCAATTACGTGTGTCTAAAAGACTAAAGAAAGAGAAGTAAAATGAACCGATTAATTGAAATGATGGAGAGAGTGAAAGAACAAATAGCTGATTACCGTAACATTCAAAAGACTGTTGAACAACTATCAAAGCTGACTGATAAGGAACTGCGAGATATTGGTATTGGTCGTAATGATATTTACGAAATCGCAAAAGGAAACACAGCAGTTTATAGGAGAGTAGTGTAATGGAATCGCTCGCACAAATGTATTGGGAAGTTACTTGTAACTTCTGTATCAAAGTCCGCAATGTAATGGCAAGAGTTTTTGAAAAAATTATCTCAGTATTTGAGACTATGGGTCGTGCTCGTGCTGCTGCTCAGTTGGCAAACATGGGATATCATAAAGAAGCGAAAGCACTTATGTTGAACCATAAAAATAAGTAATACCCCCATAAAAAATTTCAGTGTAAAAAGTTGTTGAAAAACTTGAAAATATTACTAAATAAGCGTATACTAATACACAAGAGTTGAGACTCTTTTAGTATATCTTTTAACTCCTCGTGATGAGGACACTTTCCCTTGGAGGGATTTATGAAAAATTTATTCGCTTATTCAACAATTGCATTGGGTATTACCCTTTTTACTTTTGGTCCAGCACACGCATTCTTCGATGATGGTAACGGCAACCACGCAGGTGGTGCTACTACTAAGATGAACAGTGATGCAAAGGGTCGTGGTGTTGCAACCTTTAATATGAACTTCTCTGCTTCTGCTAATACTGAAGCAAACTTCGATGCTGATGGCAACGCTGACATGCAGAACATGTTCTCTGGCGAGAATCGTGACTACTACTATCGTCCAGTAAACTAATCTCACTGGAGAGAGAGAAACAAGGGAGACTTCGGTCTCCCTTTTCTTTTGTAATAAATACCTTTTTGCTTGACATGTAACAAATATTCATGTATAATAGAACTTAGTAAATACCCATGCAAGTGTGCATTCCCTCTTAGCTCAGTTGGTAGAGCAACAGACTGTTAATCTGTGGGTCGGTGGTTCGAGCCCACCAGAGGGAGCCAAAATTGCCGATGTGGCTCAACGGTAGAGCAACTGATTTGTAATCAGTAGGTTGGAGGTTCGAATCCTTTCATCGGCACCATTTTATAGGAGGCGGTATGTTAGAATGTTTGATCGTAGGAGATAGCATCGCAGTAGGAGTTAGTCAAGTACGAAAAGAATGTGCGGCAATCGTTAAGAGCGGAATCAATTCCAAAGTATGGAACGAACGTCATCTCAATAGCCTAAAACCTGCTCGCACGTTGGTTATCAGTTTAGGTGCTAACGACTACAAAGGCATCAAGACAGAAGAGAACATTCGTATGCTACGGACAGTAGCCAAAGCAGATCAAGTGTTTTGGTTACTGCCCAGCGGTAAACTAAAACCCGCACAGGTAGAAGCAGTGAAACGTGTTGCTGAAGAATTTGGAGATGTGGTTATCTCCAGACCAGAAACTGATATAAGTCCTGATGGCGTCCATCCGACTTATAAGGGTTACAAGAAATTGGCAGCACAAACTAATGGTACTTTGGAGAAGTAGGAAAATTGGTAACCCCAGTGGACTGTAAATCCACCGCCTCTGGCATTGTGTGTTCGAGTCACACCTTCTCCACCAGTTTATATCGGAGATTAGCGCAGTCTGGTAGCGCATCTGCTTTGGGAGCAGAGGGTCGTAGGTTCGAATCCTACATCTCCGACCAACATAAATATTGATTATGGATGACGTACAAATAACCCCAGACATGATTGTTTTTCCGCAAACGCTGCATGGTCAGTGGTTAGTGAACGTTTCTATTTACGAGAACATACAAATTCTCATCATGGCACAAAACAGATACAGTGGGACATTGATAACAAGAGTTTTCTATAACCCAACTGATGCTGCTGAATTTATCGAACTAATTGGAGATTATAATGAGTGAAGTAAAAGTATATAAAATGATCAGTGGAGAAGAGGTTATTGGTAATCAGATTACTGAAACCGACACACATTACACTGTAGATAAACCTGCATCAATTATGATGACAGATCAGGGTAACGGTAAAGTTGGTGTTGGAATCGCACCATTTATGCCCTATGCTGAAGGAGAAAAGGTTGATATCAATCGCCTAGCTGTAGCTGCATCGGCTACTCCAGCTAGTGAGATGCTCAATGAATACAATCGTATCTTTGGGAGCGGTCTCATCGTCCCTCCAAAGGGGATCCTGAAGGGTTAACCCCCAGTTTCTAGCCCCACGAATCTCCCCTGTAAGTTGTTGAATTTACAGGGGATTTTTATTGCATAAAGTTGTTGACTTTTTCAGAAAAGTGTTGTATAATAACTTACAAACTTGAAAAAGAGATTGATTATGGACTATGAAACCCTCGCAAAAGCTGTCTCAAAAATGACCCTACAGGATCTAGGGGCATTCGCTGAAACCCTGTACAAAAATAACTCTAGCCATTCGGCTGTCCTCTCCAGAGAACTAGAGATTCTGGAGATGGATGAGCACTACGCTAACAATGAAATTAGTGCTTGACTTTTTTCAATAGTTGTTGTATAATGTATGTATGAATGAGGTGATTGATATGACTCTTACAGAAAAACTCGCTACTATTCCTGGACTTACTCAAGATCTGGAGCATTGGGCATCATATGAAGTCTACACTGCAGAAGATCTCGAGAGGTATCTTTTGGAGACAACCATCTGGGACATGTACAAAGAAGTGCATGGCATCCGTCCTCGTTTTATGGACATGAGTTCTATGTCTATCAAAGAATTGGAAGCTGAAATTGATTCGCTCGATAAGCAGTTGACAGAAGTTATTGCACGTGAAAAAGCTGCGCAAGCTGAAGCGATCACTGCGTTCGAAAAGCATGTTGTCAATACTATCTGTATGGGTGCAGGTAATCGTGAGACAGCACTGCGCTGGATCATGGATGGTAGCGAAGCTGGTGGAGATTGGGAATACTTCTCTTACCTGCATGGGTTGCCATATTCTTACTTCAAGACTATGCAGGTGGCTGCATGAAACTTATACTAGAAACTACCAAATGGGATTCTCCAAATCAAAAGAATCATGTTTACCTTGTAGATGATAGTATGTATAAAATGGTCGGTTATATCAAGAATGGTTCTCCTAAGATGACGATCTTCTCGAAGCCGATGACATTCGATAAACGTAGACGTACCTTCAAAACTATCAAAACAAATCTGGAGTTTGTTAATGAAAAAGTACATACTGGTTGATGCTATTTCATCTTTTCGTATTCGGTATGCGGTATCAGTTCCTGCAGACTTTGATGATGCAAAAGCAAAAGAATGGGCAGGTGACAGTGTTACCTGTGAAGATGTTGAAGAATTTTCTCAAGAACACATCGGTGAACAAATTTCATCTATGCGTATCCTGAGTGAAGAAGAACTGCTTGCGCAGTTTGATGAAGATAATGATTATCTTCGACCATGGAGCAATGAATTAAAACTCCAAAACGTTTATGATCTTGATAAAGATGGTAATAATGTAAAAAAGGAAATGTAATGGAAACTAAAACAATTGTGGTACGTGCAGTATCAAATGGGTTTGTTGTTGAAACTCAACACCCATCCGATGGCGATCAGGAGATGGTATTTCAAAAATACTTTCAAGTGATGCGCTTTATCAAAGAATTCCTAAAGGATGAGGGATAATATATGTTCATGTTCGATGTTGAGACTCTGTCTACTGAATCGACTACAGTAATTCTGTCTGCGGCAATTATTTACTTTGACCCAACAGAGCAACCAGACTACCAAAAATTATTGGACGATGCCTGCTTTGTTAAGTTAAATGCTAAAGATCAGATACAGAGACTCGATCGAACAGTATCAAAAGATACTTTAAATTGGTGGAAAGATCAACACCAATATGCTCGTGCAGTTTCTTTTGATTCGAACAAAGATGAAGATATCCCTGCCGAACTAGCCGTGGAAATTCTACAACGATATGTAGATAAGTATGATCCTAACCATGAACATACGATCTGGGCTAGGGGATCTCTTGATCAGATGTCTATTGATAGTCTTACAAATAAACTTGGCTTGCAACCAATTATGCCGTATAATAAGTGGCGTGACGTGAGAACAGCTATTGATTGCTTCACTGGATCAACTAATGGTTATTGTAATGTTGATCATCCTACCTTTCTACGTGAAGATGTGATCAAACACCATCCTGTGCACGATTGCGCTTTGGATGCTATGATGTTAATGTATGGGACTGCTTAATGGAATTTTATACTTCGGTACAGCCTGTTGGCGATAAGATCTTTGTTCGTGGTTATGAAAACGGCAAACCGTATCGCCGTAAGATTGACTTTTATCCAACACTTTATGTTAACTCAAAAGATCAAGTCTCATCTAAGTGGCGTACCTTAGAGAATAATATTGTTGATGAGGTTCGTCCTGGAACTATCAAAGAGACACGAGACTTCGTTAAACGATATAGTGATGTGTCTGGGTTTGACATCTATGGTCAGACTAACTATGCGTATCAGTATATCAGCGATAACTATCCAGAGGAAATTCGATTTGATATGGATCACATCAAAGTGTTCACTATCGATATTGAAACTTCAACTGAACATGGTTTCCCTGATATTAAATCTGCTAACGAA